TAGGAACCCTGGGTTATTAACAGCTAAGGCTTGGAAAGCCTCCCGAGGGGACTCTACGTCTAGAGACCAGTCTTTGCCATACTTTTCTGCTAACTCCCCGTATAATTTAACTGATTTTAACATAATGATTTGTGCCTTAAGTGGTGCGTGGTATGCTTTCTCCAATACCCTCCGTAAAGTTCCCTATTGGATAGTCTACCGTATACGTGATGTAGTATTTTATCGTCTCCGATGAAAACTGCGGCATGGTTTGGTACCGGTGAAACTAATTTTATTAAAAATACATCATATTTTCTTACATCAGTTTCATCAAGTATACGTACAAAACCCTGATTCTCGTAGTTCTCTAAGTATCTATTCTCTCCTTTATCCCACCAGCCATCTTGACCACTGTCACAATCGAATTCGATATTTAATTCTTTTTTGAAATAATCTCTCATTAAGGTACAACAATCTAAGGTACCATAACTGAACGTTCTACCTACTAAAGGGGCTTCATACCCTTCGGGCTCCCAGCTGTATAACATGTTACCTGGCCAACTTAAAATGTGCCAAGGTTTATTAGTAGTTTCACAGGTTACTCTATCCGCCTCAGAGGGGTTGCATCCCTCGTTAGGGTGAGAGTGGCAGATACCTAGTATGGTACCCATGTCTTCTGCTTCTGCATAACTAACGGGGTCAATAATAAAGTACTTGTCGGCTAATTCGGCTATATTATTAGCAGGGAAGTACCTCTCTTTTTTACCCACCCCAACGATGAAGCCACAAGCCTCTTTAGGGTACTCAGCTTCAGTATGTTTTCTAAAATCTTCTAAGGTTCTTTCAATCATCCCATGTTAATTCCTGCTCCTGGGAATCCTCCGAAAGGGCTTTCTACCGATTCAGGGAACCTCAACTCGCAAGAGTTAAAAGTCTTCGAGCATACATCTAAGTCCGAAGAGGCTACCGTATTGTTTGCGATATCCCAGAACTGATCAGGTACCGTATTACTTCCCCCACCTACCATAAAAATCTGAGGAGGGTGAGTATCATCCCAAGTTCCGCCTGCTGACACACAAGTCGCCGATGTTGTGTAAGAAGAGTCCGAACATTTACCGTACCCAGAACCTCCAGAAGTAATCGTTATAGTGCTGACGGATCCGCTAGCTATTGTAGCTGTAGCAGTAGCTCCAGAACCTACAGCATCCGAGTCTGTAAGAATGTTTACAGTAGGAGCTACTGTATAGTTTGTGCCGGCGCTGTCTATACTTACAGAGGTTAGTACTCCCGCTACTACAGTGGTGGTCCCTTCGAAATTGCCTGCTTTTAAAATAATATCTCCAGAATACCCACACTCTACACCCTTATATCTCCATGCACAAGAGTTAGCGGTTACAGTACGTGCCGGAAGTTTCACTCCCTGAATGTCATGTGCCGCAGTTAGCTCAAACTGAATATGAGTACGAGTCTCAACGGCCTTCCTATCTATGTACCAGATCTCATCAGAGAAGTGTGCAGTATCATCGGCCGAGGCTGATGCATACCATATGCCTGGCCCCGTTGCAGCTTCACAAGTAGCTGGGTTATATACTGTCCAAGTACCCGGTATGTTGCCTGTAATAGTGTAAGACTCCCCACTAACTAGTATATCAGTATCTAATGTTAATTCAGTAGGGCTAACAACTCCTAATACTAGAGCTGTATTAGAAGTTGAATCCGTTACAGTCCCACCTATATACCCTGTAGTGAAGCTCTGTGAGCTATCTATCAATTTATTAGTAGCAACACCTGTAGTAACTCCCGGAACTACAGCACCCCCATTTTTAGTTGGATCTAAGCAATCAGACTTACTAAGGCTAGGGTCTCCACCGCTTTCTAAAGTACATACTCCTGCGACAGGGTACCCATCTGTGTAGCAGTATGAATCTAAGTACTTAGCAAAAGTTTTCTTCCTAGTTACTTTTGATCCTACTAAGTCGTCATAGCTATTAATAACTTGCGTGAGCATAGATGTAATGTTAGCAACAGTTAAAGTAGGTCTAGGAATTGCTCCCTTTCCAGAAAACTCAAAACCGTCTGCTTCAATAGGAAAGGCGGCATACCTGTTACCCTGCCACACAATTTCTTGCATATTTTCATTTATACCAGAGTGCCATCTAAAGACAGGTTCTGTGGAGGAGGCTGAACCTGTAGACAGATCAAGCTCAAATAGCTCAATAACTGCTCCAGGTTCAAATCCGTGTATATCTTGGGTAATTTTATCACTCATAATTAAGGCTCAAATACTTTAGTAAAGGTTGCTGAAACAGTTCTAATACCGCTGAGAACTTCCTGGGAACTCCATTTATCACATTTGTACTTCTTGTACGGGTATATTGTATACGTTTCTGCTTCTAACATAATGTCTATAGATAGAGACAATTGTGTGGCACTATCTACTGCAGTTACTATCGCCGTATTTCCTAGTGAGTCTGTAACTGTAGTATTTAAGTATCTAGCAGTAAAATACTGACTAGTATCTATCAACTTTTTAGTGGCAGCGCTGGTAGCCGTGCTAGATATGTCATACCCCGTAGGGTACCAATCAAAAGGAGTTACTCCTCCGTGTTCCTCTAAGAATTTGATTATCTTGTTAGACTCTGCCGAAGTTCTGTTCTTCCACGTTAGTTCCCATACTTCGGGAACATTATTAATACCTGCAGCTACTCGCTGCTCATATCCATCTCCGTAAGTAGCTGTAAGAACTCTGGGTTTACTAGAGGTTTTTAGTCCTCTGTCTGGGCTTACATTTACGTCTAAGTTAAAATTTTCCATTATTAGTAACTACTAAGTAGTCCTCCATGTCTCTGCTGTTCTACTAGCTCTGCTTGTACTGCCTGAGATACCATATATCCTAATTGCTTAGCTTGATCTCCGTCCATACCACTTTGAGTATCGGACTTAGCGTTTCCATTGCTATCTATTGTAACATTAACAGTAACGTTGTTGTCTCCACTATTTCCGCCTGCCCCAATTACTGGGATAGACTTACCATCTGGTAGTGGAACCACGGCTTCGTTGTAGCGTCCCTCACCAACCAAACCTAGTGTAGGTTGTTTAACTGTACCACCATTTGCAAAAGCTCTGAAGCCCCCAGTGGCAACCCCACCATTAGCGAAACCGAATATACTACTAATTGCATCACTCATTAAGTTAGAGCCTACCGTAGATAAGGAATTAGTAATAAGTGCTTTAGCATTTAAATTATCATTCTGTATCTGGGAGTTTAAGTTAGCTGCCATACTAGATCTAAGGTCGTGGCTTAGCTGCCCTGTTGCCGCGTCACCTGTAGGGCTTATTACCGGCTTAGGTACTCCACTAGGAGTTGTATCTTTAGCCTCTGGGTTAACTTCGTGTACTTTTAAAGCACCTTCAATACCCTTAGGTAGGTCACTTAAAGACTCCCTTTCAGTCTTAGTGTCCATAATGTTTTCGTTTGGCATTAAGAACATTAGAGCAGTGTTAAGCTTCTCGAATAACGGAGCAACTTTAGTCCATATACTTGGTTCTGCCGGAGGAATAGGCTTACCAAAAGGTAAATCCGGCTGGGGGAACAAGCTAGGCTGCATACTAGAAGCTCTTCCAGGTGTAAGGAAGTCGCTCTGTATACTGTTCTCGTACATGCCCTTCTCGTGCTTTCCTGCATCTTTCAGAGTTTCTCTAGCTCGGTACTGTGACCCTTTTCTGAAAGCACTTTCCTTTTGTCCTTGCTGCTTTGCAAAGTCTTTATAAGGTAAGTCGTACCCCTCTTGGCCTTTCTGTATGTATTTACCATTATTGTTCCTAGGGAACATTTTAACTATAGCAGCTTCTATTTTAGCGTACTCACGTTGTAAAAACTTGGAACCTGTGCTAACAACTTTTATGACAGCGGATACATTATTATCCATTTTACTCAAACTATTAGAGGACTTCTCTACGGACGCATCGAAGGCCTTTAAAGTGGTGGGAGTAGATAATCTATCCATCTCTGCAATTACCTCAGGCATTGCTTTCTGCATAAACTCAGGCAGCCAATCAGAAGGTACCGACCCTTCCGGTAGTCTAGAGTTTTGTGATATAGCACGAACTACATACTCTTCTATACGTTTCTCTTCTGGGTAGTCTCCTACACTTAATACTTGTCTGACCCTTTCCCTGTCTGCGGGAGTCCTAGATGCGAACTCTGTAGTTTTTACGTAAGCCTTAGTTGCCTCCCATAGGGTAATGGCGGACTTACTGGAGTACTTATCGAAATTCTCACTATCTTTCGCAAGAATAGAGAATTTATCAAATAATGGATGAACTGCCTCATGGATTACAGAATCAATACCTGTTGATTTATCTAAGAAAACCCCTTGAGTTTCTCCATCCGTCATGCCGTTAAGGCCTGTGCCATTTTTTGTAGTACCCGACTGAAGGACCGCAAACTTTCCAGCAGCTTGTATGAAGTATTCTGGATTTTTAAACAAGATACTGTCCTTAGGAATAGTAAAGTTAGACGCTATAGCACTATAAAAAGCTGCTGTACCTGCTTCCTTACTGTCAAACCCTTTTAAAGAGTATCCCTCTTTCTTATGTCCTTCAAATGCGTCAGACTCCCCTCCTTTAAGTACTATCTTCATTCTGTCGAAGAACTCTGCCAACGCAGGCGGTATCTCTACCGTACGGTTCCCCTTAGTAACGCTGAATCCTCCTACTTGACTGTCCTCAAATTTAGAAGGGTGTAGTAATTTGTACGCCGCATTTATAGCTTCAGCAGTTTGTTTAACCTGGTACCCTGCTTTACTTAATTCTTTGTACTTATCTTGTAGTACGCTTAGATTAGCAAATGAGTTACTGCTCGAGCCTGTAGGCCCTGCGTTAACCACTGTAGTATTTGCAGCGGTAGATCCAGTGTTCACCTTAATCTTCTCTAGTATTGCAGCCCTTTTAATAGCTGCATCTTTTAATTCTTTAAGCGCTTCTCTAAGTTTCTCTTGGTTAGTCTTAGGGAACAAAGTATTTGCAAAGTCTTTTCCAAATAAGCTACCAACGCCTTGAGATAGAAATCCTTTATTTCCGAAAACTTGCTGTTGAGCAAACTTTCCTACCATATCTCCTACGCCTGTAGCTAGCCCAGTAGACAGGGTCTTGCCTAAAGCTACGTACCACTTATCGTCCCCGCTCTCATCTCTGTCAAGTAACTTACTAGATACAAAAGCGCTTACCCCTTCAGCAAACCCGTCACTTACCCCTTTCATTGCCTCAGCAAATCCGGAAGTTAGAGCAGACCACTCTGCTACAACTAGCTGCGCTTCCATTACGGATATAGCGGCTTGTGTTTCTTTTAATTTTAGCTTTTCATACTCGTCTTTCAGACCTTGCTCAGAGTACTCTCTTTCCATTTCTGCAATACGCTCACGGTATGCTAGTAAATCTTCGTGCTTACCCCAATTTTCTACAGTTAGTTGTCTCGAAGTTTCTTCTGCATTAAGCACTTCCATTCTGGCTGTAATAGCCTTACCCTGGGAGGTAGTGGCCATCTTAACCCATTTAGCTATATTTTTAAAACTCTTCTCATCTGGGAAGGCGTTTTTGAATTTCTTACGTAAATTGTCTTTATTAGCTACCCCACCTTCCTTTATAGCGGACAGTACTGACGCAACTTTTTGTGCCGACTCAAATGTGTCGTCTAAGCTGTTATTGAATGCATTGATCTCTGTGTTTATAAGATCCATTCTCCAATTAGCGAATGCGATGTCCGTCATACCGCCCTGGTCTTTGCGCATAGCTTTGATCTTATCAGATACAGTTTGCACAGTTCCAGCTACAGAATGTAAGTGTTCATCCCACTTCACCGCAGTCTTACCTGCATTATTAATCTCTCTTTCAATATTAGCGATCTGGTCTTTAATATTCGCAGTCTCAGCTTCCCCTAGATTAGCAAACTGCAATCTACCCCTAAGCTGGTCTGCCTGTATCTTTAATAGTTTTTGTTCTGTTAGAGCAGTCTCCTTTAAGGCACTGTTACCAAATTGGGCTAGGTGCACTTTATCCAAAGACAGTTCTTTGGCTCTTGTTGCCAGTGTTAGTTCTAACTCGTACTGTTTGGTTGCATTGCCATGTGCCAGTTTTTCTGCCAATCTAACGGCCGTTATGCCTCTAAGCTCTACTTTCTGTACCTCAGATACAGACCCTAATTTTAGTCCTCTCTCTTTAAGTATAGACTTGTATAATTTACTGTATAGTCTATTGTACGTAGCACTCTGCTCTTTAGCTAATAAGGCCTGTGATGCTCTTATCTCCCCTTGCGCTTGGGATACCTTACCCTTCTTCTCTTCTCCCTTTATGCTAGGGTCCGATTGTATATCTGCTAACTTTTTCGTCTGCTCGTCAATAAGGTTATTATAGTAATCTAGCTGCTTTTTACTCTTACTAGATAAGTTACCCATCCCTGCGTCAAAAAGGCCTTCTTTCTTCAGTGCCTTAAACTTATCAGCGTGGGATAGTTTAATATCCTCAATATTCTTTATGGAACGCTTAAAAGAGTCCGAGAAGTCTTTAAGATCCCCTCCTTGTAACATACCTTTACTAAACGCTTCTCTTGTAGAGGCTAAGGTCTTAAAGTTGTCTACCATGCTCTTAAGGCTGTCTCTAGAGTTCTTTGTTACCTCGTGGTACGCCTTAGCTGCTGCAGTAACATCTGAGTAGAATTGAATAGCATCTTCTCTGGACATCTTCAAAGTACCTGATATCTTCTCTACCGCAAGTGCGGGGGATAGTGTGCCCTCATTTACTGCAGTTAGTGTAGATACTATATCTTGAGCAAAATCAGCAGAGCTCCCCTTAAACTGCTCAAAGGCATCAATACTTTTCCATATTCCCACCCCTAGAAGGGCTACGCCAGCTATTGCAGCGGATATAGGCGCAGCGAGTGCTGCTAAGCCTGTAGCGCCTGCAGCAACAGCGGTATTATATGCCCCCACAGCTAGTATGCCGGCGGATACAGTTCCAGTAAAAGCTGTTGTAGCAACAGCTGCGTCTGTCCAACCTGTAGGGGATATTACAGCTTCTAAATTTTCTGCAAGTTCAGTGTCTTTTAAAAAGTTACTGAACTCGCTAGAACCCATGCTACTAGATAAAGAGGTAAGTGCTTTTGCAGCTGCCTGCGCTATACCATCTGCCATGCCAGAACCTACTATATGGTATACAGAGTCCATTATACGCCCAAACCATGCATCTGCTATGTACCTAGCGTCTAAGGCGGACCCTGCTGATATTAGGGCTGTAGATACTCCCTCTGCGATATTATTCTTAAATTCTGCAGTATCTAAAGTGCCCGTTATGGCTGATGCGATAGACCCCCTCTTCCCAGCCGCAATACGTTTCGACATAGTGCTCATAGACTCATCTAGCGTAGTAGTTAAACTATCTATAGCCTCATGAGCTTTGTTTACTGCATCCGACACTCCTAGTGCCATTCCTGCTATCCACTTTACCATCATAAACCCGCCCATTATTCCCACTAATGAACTTAGAGCTTTGGAAAGCCCCGTTATTGCAGCTCCTGCAAAGGCTCCAAGGTCTACAAAGGCTTTCTGGATTGCCCCTATCTTACCTAACTTATATTCAGCCGTAGTTTTGTCTAAGTTAGTAAGGTTGTCTATCATTCCTGTTAGATGCTTCTTTGTGCTCTCATCCGCTGTTTCCATTTGCTTAGCAAATTGGAATAATAAGTCAGATCTGAATGCCTTACTAAAAATGGCTCTGAAAGTTTTGAAGGCTCCCATATCATGTACCAAAGCACTAGAGGACCTGGATAGGTTCATAAACCCGGAGGCTGCTCCAGCTGCTGCAATACCTAGATTAACGAATCTACCCGTTAACTTAGTAATGGTGCCCACAATTTCAGCAGACATTGACCCTTTAGTAGCTTTAGATACAGACACTAAAGTGCTCTGTAGTTTTGCTAACATTGCGTCTAGTCTCTGCATGCTTTCTACAGACTGCCCTTTCATTCCAGGGGTAGTTGCTATACCGGTATCTCCAGCACTTCCTACGCCCATACGTATAGTTTGTCTTAAATTACGTATTAGGTTCTTTTTATCAAATAGATCCATGCCACGAGTATTATTACGAAACTCTTCTACAAAACTTTTTCCGCCCAGCTTACCTGCGGTAAACCCCATCTTAGTCATCTGGCCCATAACCTGGCTGATACGTTTATCCGCTAGGTCTACCCATTTTGCAGCACGTTTTTTCTCCTTAGAAGTATCCTGTATTGCCAAAAGTTTTGACTTAAATACTCCTAGCTTCTTTGAAATTTCATCAACCTTTGCCCCTATAGAGTTAAAAACAGGGAACATAGTACGTAGTAAATTACGACCTACTAAGGCCATGATAGCCACTAGTAGAGCTTTAGAATCGGCTAGAACACTTACTAAAGGGCCGAAAACATCGGATGCAAGTGCGCCTCCATCTCTAACTAGGTCCATAACAGAGGCACTTAGTTTAGCGAACGGGTTTGCGGGTATGCTTTTAGCAATGTCCCCGAATTTAGAGTCTAACTGCCCCATAATAGCGTTGTTACGTGCGGTGAGCTTCTCCATCTCAGTTAATTCTGCAGTGGTCTTATTTAGGGATACAGCGTAATCTTTATACACCTTATCAAGGCGGATAATTACACCTAACTCG